AGTTACACCTACCCCCCTGTTGTAGTTACACCTACCCCCCTGTTAACTATTAAATCATCTATCAACACCAATAATCAATTAATTAACTATAAGTTATGTAAACTATTATTTTTATTTAAATTATTTAAATTATTTAAATAAGTGATAAAGATAACACTATCAACTAGTTACACTAATACCTTATTTAGAATGAATATAAATAATATATAAATGTTGACAAAACACAACTTTTAATGTATCTTTGTGATATATATAAGAGTAAGCAATTACAAATAACGTAAACTAAAATAAAAAACAAAATGGTAAGTAATAAAAATAACAGATGGATTTTAATGTTAAATGGTGTTGAAATCTATAGAGCACCTTCAATCGAATTAATAGCGAATGAAGTAGGGTGTAGTAGATACTATATTTATAAGCAAACTAAAGAGAAAAGTAGTTTTGTTTATAAAAAAAATAACTATCAAATTATCGATAGATTGGCGTAATATTAATTTAAAATGGAAAGTAAAACAAATACTAACGAAAACTTCACGAAGGTTTATGATAAAATAAGAACAGTACCAGTTAAAGTAATAACACCAGCAGAGAAGATATTCTTTGCTTGGATTATCGGATGGCAAGAAAATAATAAAACAGTTACTGCATCAAACAAATATATCGCAGATGAATTAGGTTATTCTGTTGATGGTGTTAGAACTATGATTAAAAAATGTAATGAGAAATTTAATTTCTTCACTTCAATACAGAATGAAATAACTAGCGATAATAATAATAAATACAGTTCATCTCACACTATAAATATTGATGAAGTTAAATTAGATAAATTTATTGATTCACTTAAAGATAACACTTCAACAGAGAATAAAGTTGTTAAGAAGGTATCTAAAGTAGTTGAAGTTAAAGTTGAACAAACTACACCTATCAAACAAGAAGTATTGGTAGAAGCAGTTAAAACAACTAAACCAACCACTTCAAATAAAAGTAAGGTAATTGCGACCAAAGAAAAATTAATGCTTATATTTGATACCTACACAGATAAGATAGATTTGGGGGTTATGGTTGATATTAAAACAAAAATAATCACAACCCAAGATTTTAATTATACCTCAGATTTGGTTAAGTATTTGGATGATAAATACCAAGAACAAGAAGAAGTTAAAGAAATTATGTTAAACTATAAATATTAATTATGAGTAAATACAAAGAGCTAATGGAACAGCTGAATGCTGCTTCAAAACAAAAGCAAGAAGAACTATTAAATGAACAATACCTCATCGTCATCAAAATACCGTCACAACCAAATACTTTGCGTTTAACCTACGCAAGCTACAAGAAAGGTAGAATCATTCAAATAGATGAGTTAGATGCAGCAGATAAACTTATATCAACATCAGAGTTTAAAGGAAAAGGTTGCGAAGGGTTTTGCTCGTCAGATATAAAAGATATGAAAGTTCTACTTAATCAACTCAAACCTAAAGATTTTAAAGATAATAAAGAAATTGTTGTTGAAGAATATTTTAAACAAAATTAGGAATAACAAAATATAATATGTAACTTTACAAAAAAAAAGAAATTATGAAAATTGAAAAAGAAGAACAAGAAGAAATAAATAAAATTTTTGGTAGTGTTAAATCTAATACTACAGATTTATCTATCAGCTGTTATAACAACACACGCAATGAGATATTTATTGCAATAGGTGATATAGATGTTGATATACTAAATTATATGTGTATAGCTTTAACTAAAGAAAATGCAATCGAATTATTGGAAGAATTACAAAAAAGTATTAAATACTTATTAGACTAATTTAAAAATATAATTAGAAAATAATACCAATATTAATTTTGTATTTATTTTAAAAAAAAGTGCAATTAAATTAGGTTAATCAAAAAACAATACATATCTTTGTTACAACAAATAAAAACAACTAAAAAAAATAAAAATTATGAATGAAGTAGACCAATACACGAAAGAAGAAATAGCAATTATGGAAGCGGAGCACCTATTAGAGATGGAAATGTGGTTTTGGATGAATCAAGAAAGTTGATAATAATTTAGGTTTACAAAAACTTTAACATATTTATAATAAAAATAAATAAAAATAATAAATAAAGTGTATAGAATATATACTTTTTTTGTTTTACATTATATTTATATTAAAAGAAAATGATGATAATAACAAAAGATGAAGAAAACCGCACGCTTGTAGCTAACAAAAACTTTGATAAATTACTAAAAAATAATAAGCGGTATATCACCAAACTATTAAATAAATATGGACCAAAAAATCACGATGACCTTAGACAAGAAGCTGCGTTAGGATTGCTTGAAGCAATGAATCGATTCAATCCAATCGAAGATATCGCATTCATCACCTATGCAGCAATTTGGATGCGTAAGTACTGTAATCATTATTTGAATAATAATGCTCGCACAGTCAGATTACCAAAAAACAAAATACAAGAAGAATATTTACATATTGAACAATCATTAGATAATACACACCATCAAATTAAAAATGATGAGGAAGATGATGATAGTGATGATGACCATTTAATTACACTTAAAGCGGTTGTAATGAAACATTTTAACTCTTTGAAAGAATCCTACCAAATAATAATAAAAGGTATTGTAATCGATAAAAAAACATTCAATGAATTAAGTAATGAACTTGGCATTAGCAAACAAGGATTAAATCAACGGTACAACTTAGCCATAAAAAAATTAAAACAATTAATGGAGGTTTAACACATAAAAAACTACATTAACAAATATATTTTCATTTATTTTCAAAAAAACTAGAACTTTTATAATAATTCAAATATTTATTATAAAAGAACTAAATATGAATGACTACGAAAGAAAAGATGAAGAAGGAAGAGTAATCTTTAAAAAAATGTGTGAACAACAAAAATGGTGCAAATATAAAAAAGCAGCAATAGATAAATATAGCCAATGGGATGTTGCATTCAATGATGAAAAACATATGGTAATTGGTGAAATAAAATATAGACATCAATACGATTCAAATAACTTTTCAAATTGGTTAATTGAAATGGATAAATACAATAGTTTAAAAGCATTACAAGCATCTTATGTAGCAAAGAATATAGATGTAAAGATATACTACATTAATCACTTTAGAAACAATTATTCATTAATTTGGGATTTAGATTCGATTAACCTAAATGATTACCAAATAAAAAAAGTATTACTTCAAAAGAATGATTTTGATGAACAACAAGTAATGAAAGATGTAATTTATTTGGAAAGGTATGCAGCAAAATATAAAATAGAAAGTGATGAAGAGTTATCAGTATTTAAAAAAATAATAGAAGAAGATGAAGATGATTTACCATTTTAATAAAAAAAAATAGTATCTTCAATAAAAATAAAAACAAATATGACAGAAAAAGAAAAAATAATTGAAATGCTAAATATATTATTTAGTATTGCTGATGACGAAGATGAAGAAGAATAAATAAATTAAACTCACCTATTAAATAGTGTGAGTTTTTTTTTAAACAATAATGTACTATTTTATATTTTAATTATATAACATAGTATTATGGCCCGAAAAACAAACCCGAAGTATAAAAAAGAGGAATTAGTTAAGATGATTGTAGATTGGACAATCGATGGAGTACCTCACGCAACAATAAAAAACAACATCAAAAGTTTTGGATATGAGGTATCTTATTTTTATTTACTAAAAAAAGAAGCAAAAGCATTAATTAAAGAAGCACTTATTGGTGTTGCTGAAGATAGATTAGCACCAACGATAATCGAAATGGAAGAACAATATACTTTAGCATTAGATGAAGGTGATAGGAAGCTTGCTAATGAAATAAGAAAAGAGATTAATAAAATAAGTGGTTTGCATATAGTTAAAACAGATATAACAACAAATGGTGATAGCATAAATAATATTAGCGTAATAAAAATAATTGAAATAAAAAGAGAAGAAGATGAAACTGAAAATTAAAGAAGAATTAAAAGGATTAACAATCACAATAACTAATATGAGTATTGGTCAAATAACATTTGATAGTAATAAAGTAGATGAAGCAAATTATATCAATTTTTATAATTTAGGTTTTAGTGAAATATTTGAAGTGTTGGAAGAAGAAACACCAGTAAAAAAATTATTAATTGAAAATAAAATAAAACGAAAAAACAATGGAAAATAATCTTGAATATTTTTTAGCATTAAGAGTGAGAGTTGGATTTGATTTTGAAGGTACTTTATCAGCAAATGCAATACAAACAATTACCAATCAATTAATAATTGCTGGAGGTACTGAAGTTTATATTATATCCTCATTAGATAATGCAGCTTCTTTATATTCATTATCACTTAAATTTGGTATACCAATGACAAGAGTATTTGCAATGGGTAGTGATGAAGAAAAGATAAGAAAAATAAAACAATTGGGTATAAACATATTTTTTGATGCTAACCAATCAATAGTTAATAAGTTACCTAATATAGGAAGAAGGTTAAACTAAATGGAATTACAATTAAAAACCACCAAGGTATTCAGTAAAAATTATGATGCATTATATAATAGTCAAATCAGATTTATTGTTAATCAAGGCGGAACTCGTAGCAGCAAAACTTACAGTCTATGCCAAATGTTAATTGTATATGCTCTACAAAATAAAAATAAAAATAAAACAATCTCAATCGTACGTAAAACATTTCCAGCTTTAAGAAGTTCGGTTATGAAAGATTTTTTTGAAGTGTTAAGAGATTTAAATATTTATGATGAAAAATACCACAATAAAACTGAACACATTTATAAATTTCCAAATGGCAGTACTATATCATTTTTCTCATTAGATGATGCACAAAAAGTGAGAGGTAGAAAACACAGTATAGTGTGGTGCAATGAAGCAAACGAGTTAACCTTTGAAGATTTTAATCAATTAAATTTTAGGTGTGAAGAGAAGATGTATTTCGATTTCAATCCATCAGACACTGAGCATTGGCTATATGGTATAATAGATAGGGAAGATGCAATTAAAATACATTCAACCTACAAAGATAACAGTTTCCTTCCAAAATCGCTTATAAAGCAAATAGAAGAGTTAATACTTGTTGACCAAGATTATTATAATATCTATGCTTTAGGGTTACCATCTAAATCAACTCACACAGTATATAACCATCAACAATTTTATTCAGTTAGACCAGAATGTAAAGAAACAATTCTTGGTTTGGATTTTGGCTTTACGCATCCTTCAGCTTTAGTCAGATGTGATTTTAGAGAAAATGAAGTATATGTAAAAGAATTGATTTATGAAAGTTATTTAACAACACCAGAACTAATTGAAAAAGTAAAAGAAAAACTAATTGAAGAAGGTTTATTAACTTCACAGCTTATTGTTTGTGACTATGCTAGACCCGAAATCATCAGTGAGATGAATTCTGCTGGACTGAATTGTGTTAATGCTATCAAGAATGTAAAGGAAGGAATTGATGCTGTTAAATCAAAAGTATTTTTTGTAGATGAAACCTCATCAAATATCAAAAAAGAACTGGCCAACTATAAATGGAAATCTCAAGGTGAAAGAATTCTTGAAGAAGTTATTAAACAATGGGATGATGCTTGTTTTGTTGGAGATACTATGATTACAACTATAAATGGTCAAGTACCAATGAAAGATATAATAGTTGGTGATATGGTATTAACATCACAAGGTTATAAAAAAGTATTATTAAAACATAATAACGGAACGCATCTAGTATCAAAATACTCTTTACTTTCCGATACTAATTTAGTATATTTAACTTGTACTAATAATCATAGAATAAAAACAATAGAAGGATGGACGGAGATTTCAAAATTACAATCGGAACAGACAATTTACCAACACAAACATTTAACGGAAGAACATATAAATTATATCCCAACCGAAAATATTTCACACAACACAAACATCATATGCACCAACAAGTTTGGGAATTTCATAATGGACCAAGAAAAAAAGGTTATCACATCCATCACATCAACGAAAACAGATGGGATAATAGAATTGAAAACTTGGAAGAAAAAGAAGCGTCTAAACATTTATCTGAACATTCAAAAGAAAGATGGGATAATAAAAGTGAGGAATCTAAAAAGGAATTTCATTCAAAAGGTATTGAAGCAGCAAAGATATGGCATAAAAGTGAAGAGGGTAAACAATGGCACAGTGAACACGGTAAAAAATCTTGGATTAATAGGGTTAAAACCATTAAACAATGTGAACAATGTGGAAAAGAATATGAAACTCACATTCCAACCAGAAGTAAATACTGCCATAACAACTGTAAAGCTAAAGCACTTAGAGCAAGGAGAAAGCTGGATGGAGGAAGTGTATGATTTAACTATCGAAGATTGTAGTGAATATTTTGCTAATAATGTATTAGTACATAATTGTGATGCTGTTAGATACGGTGTGTTATATTATAAAAGAAATAATACCCAAGCTAATTTTGAATTTGTTTCATTTACTTTTTAATATTTATTTTTCAATTTATTGGTCGTTTCAAAAGTTTCATACTATTTATATTTAAATAATAACAATTACATTAAATAAAAAGTAAAAATGAAATTAAACTATAAAAAAATAATTGATGAATTTATAAAACAAAGATACGCTTACTTAATTGAATGCAGTACTAATATATTAAAACAAAATAAAAGTTTATCACCCGAAGATTTAGTTAGTGAATTATGTATATATTTATATACCAATAAAGAAAAGGTAACAACATTTATTAATATGAATAAGTTGGAAGCGTTTGCAGTAAGTTGGATGAATATTCAAGGAAGATATAAAACATCACCAATCAATAAAAAATACGCTAACAATTTTGATGACATAAATGATTTCACAGAATACGGATTAGATACCACAAACTTTTCAGATACAATTGATAAAAGTGATTATGAAAATGAATTAGCTTTAAGTTTTAATGATGAACAAATAGTTAAAATTCTTAAGATAAAAAATGTTAAAAACTTATTAAGTAAATCAGAACAAATATTATATAATGCTTATTTTATAGAAAATTTATCTTATGATAAAATAAAAATTAAATATACATTTTACAGAGTTATTGATGGTAAAAGAATTAATTACAAAAGTAAGAACTCCATTTATCAAATGATGAAAATAATGAAAGAAAAAATAAAATACTATATAAATGATAATAATTGAATTAGCTTGTCTAAGCTTCTTATTTGTTAACGCTGAACCTCTGATACTATTCAAGAGGTTTTGTGGTTACAGAGAGGAGCAAATGCATACATATAGCAAAATAAAACAATTTATACATAAATTAATTTACTGTTGTTTATGTTCTGCGTTTTGGATTGGATTAATATTTACTGGTTCAATTTTAAAAGCAGCATTAATATCAGTTTTAGCCGAAATAATATCAAAAATAAATAACAGATTATGACACCACAATTAGCACAATTATTATCAGAACTTACATTAGATAATGTGACGGAAAAAACACAAATACTTATTGATGAAATAGGAATTACAAATTATACCAATAGTTTACAAACTGAGTTAATGTTTGCGTATAACAACTTATTATTCCCTCAAGCACAAGAACACGGTAAAAGCTGTGGAACGTGTCGTGGAAGGGTTTATAATCGATTAGTAAACCATTTAAAAACAAATATAGAATAATAAATATTATAAATATGAGTATTAAAAAAAATATAATTAAAACTTGGGCTGATGTTAAACTATACCAACTGCAAGAATTAGAAGGTTTGAGTGAATATGAGAATCAAATAGATTTAGTAGTTGAACAACTTTCTATTTTAATGGAAATGGACCCATCAGAAGTTCAAAATATGGCGGTTACTGATTTAATGATTGAAATAGATAAATGGAAATTCATTAAAGAAAAACCTATTGAAGCTAAAAGAATTAATTTATTTAAAATGGAAGGTAAAAGATTTGGTTTTATTACATTAAATGAACTTACTTTAGCCCAACTTGTTGATATTGAATTTTATGTTGGTGATGGATTAATGAAAAATGCACATAAAATAATGAGTATTCTTTATTTACCAGTAAAAAAATATAACCTCATCACTAAAAAATATACACTAGAAGAATATTCGTCAGATGAAGATAGACAAAATCTATTCAAATTAGTAACTATGGATGTTTTATACCCTCAGATGCTTTTTTTTTGGAATATCGTAAAAATTTATTTGAAAGATATAGAATCATCTTTCGAAATGAAGATGAACAAACTGACGACGAATATGGAGATGAACAATATGACGATGGAACAAAAACAAGTAATGATTCAAAAACTGAAGAATCTACAAAACTTAACCAAAAATGGAATTGGTATGGAATAATTAATCAACTAGCAAATGATGATATCCTTAAAATGGATGAGGTAGTTAAACTACCAGCATTGCAATGCTTAACTTACCTAAAATATAAAATAGAAACTAATAATAAATAATATGGCACAAGTAACTTATAATCAACTAATTAAAGCTTTTGAAACAATTGGATATAATCATTTTCAGATTAATAGATTTGGTAATGGGGTTGTTGAAGATGTTAATACTTTTAGTCCAGATTCAAATGGGTTCCCAATTTTATGGGTAGCTCCACAGGGTGTTGAATTGGGAGATAACAGTATGATATATACTATGAGAGTTTTAGTATTTGATATTGATAAAAGCAATGATAGTTTAAGGAATGAAATTCTTTCAGATTGTTTATTGATATTAAATGATGTGATTCAAATATTAAAAAACGATACTGATAATTATACTGTAAGTAATAATCCGCAAGCAATTCCTTTCAATCAAAAGTTTGTTGATTATTGTACTGGATGGTTTGCTGATGTTAATATTGAAACAGATATATTAAATACACTTTGCGTAATTCCTAGAGTATAATGGAAGATAAATTTGATATCATTTCTATACTGCAAGAACTTGGTGACGATATAGTTGCTGATATGCAAAAAATTATTCAGATGAATGGTTCAATCGGAACTGGTCGCTTATTAAATAATATAAAAACAAAAGCAGTTGAAAAGAATGATAAATATAATTTAATTATTTCATATCCTTTCTATGGTAAGTTTGTTGATGAAGGAAGGAAAGCTGGTAAGATGCCACCACTTGATGATATAATCGCTTGGACGAAGTTAAAAGGTATTCCAGCAAGTGCAGCGTTCCCTATAGCTAAATCAATCGCTAAGAACGGAACAAAGGGTATTAACTTTACAAAACCTTTCTATAATGACATTAAAGTAATTGCGGATATTTTAGGTGATAAATATTCAAAACACATAATAAAAGTAATAACAAAAGAATTAATTAATTAAATAAAAATATGCCACTTTCACTTTCAATAGTAAAACAACCAGCAGCATCGCTAACTCATAAGATATTACCAGTATATAATGGTTTACCTTTTATCGTTACATCAAATAACTTTAATAGACAAAATTTTAAATATGTAGCTGATATTTATGTTAATAATAAATTAGTGACAACTTTAAAACATAATAAAGATATCACCGCATTAAACTATGGTATTTTTGATATTGGTAGAGTTGTTGAAAACTTTATTAAAACACCACCAACAATAATTGGCTCAAATGGATTTACAACAAGTAACCAATCAGCTACTGCTTTATATCAAATAAAGTTTGGAGCTGAGTATGAAAGATATATTGAGTTTACTTCTATATCAAATAATGCTGGTAATTCTAGATTATCAATTAATAACTCATTAAATGGTCAACACGATGTTGTTGCTGGTGATTACATTACAATTCAAAACGCTTCTAACAATTATTACAACGGAACCTTCTTAGTTATATCAGTAACCACTTTAACTATTACTATATCAAAACCATTTACGAATACAGCAAGTGGTTTATTAATTGAAGGAGAAGGATTCTTTGATAACTATTATGTTAATAATATTGGGTTAGGTGGTGTAGTTGGATTTGCAATTTCTAACTCTAGACCAAGTAAAATAAATATTGGTGATTTAGTTGTTGTTCAACAAAATAGTAATGCAACAATTAAAGGGTATAATGGTGAGTGGTTAGTTGTTGATAAATTATCTAACGTAAATATTGGTGGTGCTTTTTATACTGTTATAGTAACAAATTGTCCGTTTTTTGGAAGTACACCAATTAATGGTGGGAGTATTTATTCTAAATCAAAATACAAATATAGAAATACAGTTACCTCATCAGTTGAATATGCTTGGGATGCTGCTTTACAATATAAAGAAGCATTAGTTTGGAACCCCTCAGTACACTCAATGAATGTAACAAATAAAGGAGCATTCTTAACTAGAGCACCAATAGCTAAAAATATTAGACTTAATGAGATAGATTCACTTTCTTTTTTCAATACATCTATCACTGGTGGACCTTCGGTGTCTAAGGGTGTATTTAAAACATACAATGCAGCTAATTCTTTGATAACTAGCGCATCTTACTTTATGCCAATAACTAGTTTAATTAGAATTGATTTAATGACTGGAACAAAAAACATATTTGTATCGGTACCATTAAATGGTGTTAGTTACTACACAGTTGAGTTACAAGATTCTGCATCGAATAGGTTAAGTGAAATACGTAGATATAATTTAGATAGAGTTTGTTACAGATATTCACAGTATCGTTTTAAATGGTTAAATAGATTAGGTGGATGGGATTACTTTACATTCAATTTAAGAAGTGATAAATCAGTAAGTGTACAAAGAAGTTTATATAGTGGTCAATTAAAAACTTATCAACCAAATAATAGTACATTCAATTATAAAATGGGTGATAGTACTAATAGAGTATATAATGTGAAAGCAAATGATTCTGAAGTAGTATTTAGTAATTGGTTAACAAATGCTGAATCATCTTGGTTAGAAGAATTATTTACTAGTCCAGAGGTTTATATGTTAATTGGTGATACGACAGACACTTTACCAATTATATTAACTGATACTGATTATACAATAGGTGAAAAAGAAAATATAGGTTTATTACAATATAAAATAGGATTTAAGTATTCTAATAACAAAGTTATTCAAAGAGGTTAATAAAATGGAATATAATATAATAGTACAATCGCAGGATAAAAATCAAACTTTTAAATTAGATTTATTTGGTAATGAACAAATATCAGTTATATTTAACGTAGTTGATGTAAGAGCACCAGAATCATTAAAAAGTAATTATACAAAAGAATTTATTATACCAGCAACAAAGGAAAATAATAAATTCTTTGAAGGTATTTTATATGAAGGATATACAACTAATAAATTCAATCCAAATTTAAAAGTATCTTGTCAATTAAATTATGATAACACGACACTTATTGATGGATTTTTACAAATAGTTAAAGTTAATAAAAATGATAATAAACTAGATAGTTACTCAATCATTATATACGGTGAACTATCAAATGTATTTAAACAAACTGAAGGTTTATATTTAAACGATTTAGATTTATCTGAATATAATCACATATGGTCATATGAAAATGTTGTACATAGTTGGGATATTTCAGTAATAAAAAACAATATACCAGTTCCTTTTATAAAGGGTAATGGTTACGTTTATCCTTTTGAGCATCGTGGTCAATCTGGTTCAGAGGATACTGCTAGTTTGGATGTAATGAATGTTGAAAACTTTTTCCCATCAATTTATGTTAAAACCATTATTGATAGTATTTTCACTAAAACAAATAATAAATATAATTCAAAATTTTTTAATAGTTCTTTTTTCAGAGGTTTAGTATTACCTTATACAAAGGGGCATATGTATATTGATGAAGAAGCAAAAAAATTAAAAGAGTTTTCTGCTGTAAAAACTAGTGAACAATTCGTATTTAAATTTAGAGCTACTGTTCCAACAACATCACCCACCAATTTTATTACATTTCAAAATAAAGTTGACCCAGGTAATATATTTCTAAATCAAATATCGCTTCGTCCAAAAAATAAACAATCCTCATTATATGCTATAAAACTTAAGCTTAAATTAAATTTTAGAGCAGCTGTTAGTCCATCTGCACTATGGAAAATTATTGGTCCAGAATTCATAGCTAATGTATATTTAAAAAACTCAACAACTGGTGTAATAATTGCATCCAATAATATTAGTATTCCTTATCCAAAAGCAACTGCCATTGGACCAGCTGGTATGGCGGACGCAACAATTGATTTAATATTAGATTATAATGGTTACTTTGCTGAATTAAACAATCATATAATTAACGTAACCTTTACTATGCCAGATGGTCCCGAAAATTCAAAATTTATATCAATAAATGGTGGTGATGTTAATGGTGAGATTAACTGTTTTGTAATGCCAGAAAGTGAAGTTGTTTTAGCAACGACTGATTCTTGGTTATTTGAAGGTGATAAAATTGTTATTTCAAGTACACTTCCAGATAATATTTTAATTAAAGATTTTTTAACGTCATTGAATAAAATGTTTAACCTTTATTGGGTTGCAAATAAAGATGGAGGTTTTGATATAGAACCACGTGATACATTCTATAACAAAAGTGATGTTAGAATATTAGATTGGACCCAAAAGATTGATGAAACGCAAGAAATCACTATATCACCTTTACAAGAAATTGATGCTAAAACTTACTTCTTTCATAAAACACCAGATAATGATTATTACAATAAGCTTTATACTATATCAAATAAAGAAATATATGGTGAACGTAAGATTGAAGTTGAAAATGATTACGTTACTTCAACCAAAGAAATTGTACCTATCTTTTCACCAACAATATTATTATCTTATAAAGGTACAGATAGAATAGTGAATACAATTGCTGATTATGCTGATGGATTTTTTGAAACATATGATGGTAATATTAGAATATCACAATATGGTGGTGTTAAATCAACATCTCAACCTTGGCTATTTAAACACAAAGGAAATTCTGATGGTGCACAATATAGTAAATACCCATATTCTGGCCATTACGATGACCCTATGGTACCAACAAAGGATATAAACTATGGTCAAGCTAAACATTATTTATATAGTTGGAAAAATACAACAACAAGTAATCTATATAATGATTTTTGGAAAAATACTATTAATGATTTAACAGCAATTGATTCACATATCTGGAAAGGTAAAATGCGTTTAAAGTATTTTGATATTATTGATTTTAATTTATTTGATACAATTCAAGTTAATCAAGTTTATTATAAAATTAATAGTGTTAGTTACAATGCAATAACTGAAATAGCAGAAGTTGAATTGTTTAAAGCTAATTCATTTGGTGGAACTCCTAGTAAATTAGGTATTCCAGTAACAACAGTTAGTGAAGTATATACAGATTTTAGACAAGAAACAGAACTACGTAAAATAACTGGATGGCAATCAACAACATTTAAAAATAAATTTGTTAATCTAAACGAAGATGTTCTTCGACCTACTGGTATCTATCGTGATGTAATTAGATGGCAAAGAGATACAACTGGTGGTGTTCTAGCATTTAAAAATAATGAATCAATGACAAAAGCTGGTAATATACAACAAAAATCATTTGGAATTGGTCCAAACATTCAACGTAATGTAAACGCAAACATATACGAGAAAGGAGCTTTTATTGAATTGAATGGTGTTAATAATAATGTTGGTCCACAATCATCAAGTATCAAAGCATTAGGTAATAACAACCAAATACAACAAAGATGTAAAAACATTTCAATCGTTGGAAATAATAACTTTATTGATGCTGGATTAACTAATGTTACTGTTATTGGTGATAATCAATACATTACAAAAAGTAATACTTCATATATTAATGGTACAGTTATTAGTAATGGTTTTATAACACAAGATTTTAACTTTATAAATGCAAGTGTTAATGAAGTTCAAAACCCATTTGAAAGTAGTGTTAATGGAAACTTCATTCAATGTGGTAAAAATGCTGTTCAAAATATTGGTGGAGTTACAAAAAAAAATAAGATAATTTCACCAGTATTATTTGACACAAACAGAATTTAAAAATAATATACTTTAAATAAAACTAAAAATAAATGAGTGGATTAAATATTCAGAATTCTAGAATCACCCTAAAATATTCAACATTAACTGGTGATACACCAACGATAGCACCATCACTTGACCACACAGATGGTACTTGGAATGCAAATGATATTTATATTGGTGAGGTAATGATTAACGTTGCTACAGATGCAATGTGGTTTCGTTCTTTAAATGGTATAATTCCGATTACATCTGGAACAACTACAATAGATAGCACAGCATTTTTAAATACTAGTGGTGGTACTTTAACTGGTCCACTTTTTGGTCCATCAATTTCAGCAACTACTATTTCAGCAACTACTTTTTATTCCCCATCATTTAATGGAACTTTCTTTGGTGATGGTTCTAATTTAACTGGAATAACTGCAACAGTATTTACTGGAGGAACTATATCTGGTCCAACTATCTTTACTAACAATGTTGATTTATGTGGTGCTGTAGTGACCATAGAATCACTTTCTGGATGTGGTGGTACATCTATTCAATTTTTCTCTAGCATTGATGCTGTTGGTCATTCTATTTCAGCAACTACTTTCTTTGGTGATGGTTCTGGTTTAACTAATTTACCTTATATGTCTGGTGTTACTTTACAAGAAGTATTAGATTTAGGTGACACATCTACCAATGGAAGTATAGTATTGCAAAATGGAAATATAATATTAGATTCTGGTACTTTCTTTGGTGATGGTGCTGGTTTAACTAATATTCCATTTGGTCCAACACCAACATTAGAAGATGTATTGTTAATTGGTAATGTTTCAACAAACTCATCTATCCTATTAACTAATGGGAGTATTGTATTAGATAATGGTATTTTTTATGGTGATGGTTCTGGTTTGTCTGGGTTAACTGTAACTGCTGATTTTACTGGAGGTACTGTTACTGGTTCAACTAATTTTACTAATGGAATAACAGCAACAACTATATCCGCAACAACATACTTAAATTTACCAACTGCTGAAACACTGCAACAAACATTAGTCGCTGGCAATACAACTGGTAACAATTGGATTGAAAGTTCTAATCTATATGGTATGAGAAGTGTAAATGGTCTAGATGATAGAAGATTTACGTTTAATCCAGATGCAATAAATATTTCAGCAACAGACGATATTGGAAATGGTGAAATTGAAATTAATAATAGTGGTGTTATTACATTGTATTCAAGTAGTGGATTCTATCATACGTTAGAAGATGGTGGTGGTAGTAATGCTGATTTCGTTATTAGAGGTTATACTGGTTTTAAAGGAGCTGAATACTTTGCAGATTATAGTGCAGATTATACAAACAGAAGTTTAGTTGATAAAGGATATGTTGATAGTAATATATCTGCAATTACATTTTTACAAGATAGTGGAACAACAAGAAATTCAATTATAAAAGTAGATAGTAATGGAAATGCTACGGGAACAAAAGTTGCCAATAATGCCACACCTACAACTTATTCTGAATCTATATTTTCTGATGATTTTTATCAATTAAAAACAACGGATGTAGATTTCACTACAATTTTTGGTGTTGCTGCTGGTGGTATTAATATAGAATGTAAGAATACTACAACATTAGATGAATCTGCTGTTTATATAAATACTAATAAAATTGAAACCTTTCTCTGGAATGCTGAAACTACTAAATCTGGTTATTATCAAATAATAAAAGAATTAAGTTCAGCTACTCAAACTGTTGGTGTTTCAATACAAGAAAGTATTGGTGCTACATCTGTATATAAATTTTCCAGAAGTATATTACAAAATGCTAGTACAACAAACATTCTTTTATTTTCAACAAGATTAGGGGCTGGAATACCTAGCGATAATTTAGTTTTTGTTGAAATTAAACTTATGGGTAGTAACTTATCAGATGGGAATAAAGTTTATATGGGTGATATAAAACAAGGGTTACGTTGGCTAGGTAATACTCCAACATTAATCGGTACCGCTATTTCTAGTGTTTTTTCAACAACTGAAGCTGGAACTAAATTTTCATTAACAACAGATGCTACACATTTAATACTTAACGTAGACAATGCTGAATTATCTTCTGCACAAATGGATTGGTCTGCTCACATTACATTAACACTTAAACTTAAATTATGAATATTTTAAATGGAAGTAGCTTATCAGCTACAACAATAACAGCAGGTAGCTTTTTTGGTAACGGTGCTAATATCACTGGAATAACCCCAGGTGCTGGTGGTTCTACTCTAATTGCAATGACTGAATTAAGTGCCGCAGCTTTGGTAACACATACAGTTGTAACATCTTTAACAGCAACGGCGATTAACTTAAATAGCGATGGAACAAATAGATTTGCTAAGGTAGTATTTATTGCTCCTTCAAGTTGTAAAGTAAGTGTAAAAATGTATTTCGACGCTATACTTACCAATAGTGCAACTAATCTTCGAATTGGGTTACATAATGCATCTACATCAACTACAACACCAACTAACGGGTGGTTTAGAGTAAACGGTGACGATGATGCATCAAGTAATGGTTATACTGCTGAATTTATTTTAACTGGTTTAACAGCTGGAACATCTTATACCAGATATTTTGTAGCAGCATCTGATTTTAGTGCAACTTTAATTAGAGCATCTCGAGCACAAACTGGTGTATTTGCTGTAAGTGATTTACCTCAGCCATTGAGAATAAAGGTTGAAGATTTAGGTAGTATTAGTATTTTAGCTAATCCTTCATCTTAAAAACAATAAGTAACAAAAAAATATTCAAATAAAGAGATATGGCTAAAGAAACGGTAAATATAGATTTAATAATTAATGCTTCACAATCTGCAAAAACATTAAAGGAACAGAGGGAAGCATTAAAATCAATTCGAGATGGATTAGATAACGTTAAAGAAGGTTCTGGTGCATTTGAGTTATTAAATGAAGAAGCGACTAGATTAACATCTTCAATGGATAATCTTACTTTATCGTTTGAAGATGTTTATGGACAAGGTGTTAAACCACTTAGTTCTCAATTAGGTGAACTAGAAGATAGAATGTATCAAATGGCATTAGCTGGTGATACAACATCAGATAGTTTCAAAGAAATTCAACAAGAAGCGATTAGAATGCGTAAAACCATTATTGATGTTGATGCTTCAGTTGATGCATTTGCTGATAAGGGTGCTAGGTTAAATTCATTTATTGGTATTGTTTCTGGTATTGCTGGTGCTTTTGCTGTTGCTCAAGGTGCGGCTGCATTATTTGGTAGTGAGAATGAAGAAGTTCAAAAAAGTTTATTAAAGGTTCAAGCGGTACTAGCTATATTGAATGGTTTACAAGAAATAAATAGGTTAATTACAGAGAAGAATATTATTGTACAAAAGATACTTAACTCAACAATGTTGAAGAATCCTATTTTTATTATACTTGCTGTTTTAACTGCTGTAACAGCTGCTTGGGCTTTATTAACTAGAGGTATTGATAACAATGAAAAAGCACTTAAAAAACAATCAGAAACTAATATTAAAGTTATTAGTGATTTAAAAAGAGAAGAAGAACAAAATAAAAAGCTTGGTTTAAGTATTGATGAGGTTAGAGATAAAAGAATTGCTGCTGAAAAAGTTCAAATTAAAATTCAAGAAAAACAATTAGCTAAATTAATTAACGATTTAAAAATAGCTGAAATAGCATATCAAACAACACAAGATAATTTAAATTCATCAATCCCAGAAGCAATATGGTTTAGACTATTTGGTACTTCTAAAAAAGATTTAACTGATTTAAAAGATAAATTAAAAGAAACATCTGATGCTTATAAAGATTCTTCTAATTCTGTATTAGTTGATGAGAAAACTGCAGCTGATGAAAAAATACAAATATTAATTAATCAACTTGAAAGAGAAAGAGCTTTACAAGAAACTCGTGGAAAAGAAACAATAGCACTTGATAGAAGAATCTTAGATTTAAAATTAACATTATACAATAAAGATAGTCAAGAATATAAAAACGTTATAAATGAAAAATCAATTCTTGAAGTAAATTATACTAAAAAGATTAAAACTCAAACAGAAGATAGAATTAAACTTCAAGAAGAATATCAAAAAAAATATTTAGATATTATTGAAAATATTAATGATAGAGAAAAAGATTTAACTAACGAATTATATTTAAATCTTGAAGAAGGTGTTGCTAAAGAGTTAGCGTTAATAGAAGTTGCTTATGGCGAAAAACTTGATTTAATAGAAGAACAACAAAAAAATGATATTGCTGAAGCTGAAAAAGCTGGTAAGGGTTTATTAGATATTAACAAAAAATATAGTGATATTTTATTAATGGAAACTGCGCTATTTAAAGATAAATATAAAACAACTATATTATTATCATTAACAGAAAGTAATGACCAATTTTCAAGTGATATGGATAAAAACACAAAATTATCATTAAGAAGAATTGAATTGGAAGTTAGCAAAAGTATTGATATAGTAAATGAAGGTATTAAGGATGGTACAGTAGATTACGAAGCTGGTGAAGTTAAAAAAATAGCAATATTAGAAGTGGCTTCAAAATCTAAGCAAACAATATTAGATGAATCATATGAAGAACAGACGAAAGCATTAAAAAGTAACTCAGACGTATATATAAAGATAACTAAAGATAGACTACTTAAAGCTCAGAAAGAAGAAGAAGAAGCACAAAATCGATTAAACGAAGCTACTGAAATTGGTGAAAAAATGGCCATAACGGGAGCTGAATTAAATTTTTCTAAGAAAACAGCTATAACCAAAGAATTAAGTGCTGAACTTGTAAAATTAGAAACTGAAAATCGTAATAATTTATTAACGATAGAAGAAGATTACTATAATAAAAGTAAAGATAATGCATATGATTCTTTTGAAGCACTTAAAGAAATTGCTAAAACTGCCACAGAAGAAACTATTAATTTTATATCTCAAATAACAATTAATTCTTTAAATTTAATTAACTCAATTCAAAATAGCATAACTCAAAATAAATTATCCAACATTGAAAGAGAAAGAACATCAGCGTTAGAAGCTGTAGAAGCTGAAGAAAATGCTTATAATAAATCAATTGAAAACAAAACAAATAAAGAAAAAGCTCAAGAGATAATTGCTGAAAAATTTGAAAATAAGAAACGTGCAATTGAAAAAGCTGCAACTTTAGAAAAAAATGAAGCTGAATATAAAGGGCAAATTCAATCTTGGGAATTTAGTAAAGCACAAGCTATTGTTAACTTGAGTAATGCTGTTTTAAAAGCTGCGCCTAATCCTTTTTTAGTTGGTACAACGATTGCTTTAGGTTTTGTGGAGTTAGCTACTATAACAGCAAATAAACCAGTTAAAAACTTTGCAACTGGTGGTTTGGTATTGGGTGAAGGAACTGGAACATCTGATTCAATTCCAGCTAATTTATCGAATGGAGAATTTGTAATTAATGCTAAAGCAACTGCGGCTAACTTACCTATCTTACAAGCAATAAATAAGAATGGTGGTAAATCTCAAATAGTTAATACACCTCAAAGTAGTAATAATAATATGGTTCAAGTAGCTCAAGTAATTGATACAAGTAGATTGGAAGCTTTAATTGAAATGGTTATTGATAGACCAATTAAAACCTACGTAGTTTCGTCTGATATCACCTCATCTCAAAATAGTGATAATAGATTAAAAGATAGAATAACATTCTAAAAGAACAATAACAGCTAAAATAATAATTAAATTATGAAGAAAATTATACCAACTTATCGAATAGTAGTTAATGAAGAAGATGAATCTGGCGTATATGCAGTTAGTTTGGTTGATGAACCAGCGATAGAAGTTAATTGGATTCACTTATCTAAGATTGTTGAAATGGAATTTGCTGCAAATAAAGATAAACAAATGTTATTTGGTCCATTGCTTATCCCTAATAAATTAATTTTTAGACGTGATGAAAAAGGTAATGAATATAATATAATGTTTGATGAAGATACAATTCAAATAATTGCAGATAAATTCAATTCAAATAAATTGGGTGATGTATTTAACTTTCAACATTCAGATAAAACGGTTGAAGCTATTTTATTACAAAACTGGATTACTGGTGATATAGATAAATCTCAAGAGTATGGTTTTAGTTTACCAAAAGGAACTTGGTTTGGTGGTGTAAAGGTTAAAGATAAATCATTTTGGTTAAATGATGTTAAAAGCGGAAAAGTTAAAGGTTTTTCTGTAGAAATAAAAGCTGGTATTGAACTGGTAGAATTAAATAAAACAAATATAAAAACAAAACTTATGGAAATTAAAAGAAATGATGGTGTATCAATTTACTATGATGGTGAATTGGCATTAGGTACTTCACTATTTTTGGATGAAGCAATGACAGAAGCAGCACCAGAAGGTGAGCACACATTAGAAGATGGAAGAATCATCTTAATTTTAGAAGGTAAATTAGATGAAATTAAAGATGCAGTTGAGCTTGCAGATGTTTCTAAAGAAGAAGATGCAGTTGACACTAAATTAGAATTGAATGCTGAAGAAGTAATGGCAATTGTTCAACCAGAATTGGAAGCAATCAGAAATGGTATGGTTGAAATTCTTGCAAAATTGGCTGAATTGGAAGCTTCATTATCTAATGACAATGATAATGCAATTGAAGAACTTAAATCTCAAGTAGAAAAGTTATCTAGTTTACCAGCAGTAACTTCTATCTCAATCAAAAATGATAAAGTAGCGGCTAAAAATGTTATGTTATTAAATAAAATTAACACGTTCAAAAAAAGCACAAAATAATAAGTATTTATAATTTAATTATAAGTTAAAAAACTAACAAAAAAAAAATAAACAAACAAATTTTATTATGGAAAATTTTAAATTAGCGTTCACAGATTCAACAGTTTTCACTGGAAAGGATTTAGCTGGATTTTATTCAAACGCATTACTTACTGGTGCTGCAACAAGTTCTTTCAGATTGTTACCAGATGTTAAATCTTCAGCGAAAGTTGCAAGATGGAATTTAGGTGCAATTATTCAAGATGATGACTGTGTATTCCAAGCAACTGGTGAAGGTACATTAAACCAAAAAACAGTTAATGCAAATGATATTAAAGTTAACTTGCAGTATTGTCAAAAAACTTGGGAACAAAATTACTTATCTCAAGTAATGCGTCCATCTAGTTCTGAATTGATGCCAGCATCAGTTGAAGAATTCTTAATAGATGCAGTAGCTAAAAAAATCTCAAATGATTTAGAGATTATCGCATTCCAAGGTTCTGGTGCAACTGTATCAGCTAACTTCACTTCTGAGATTGGATTAGAAGCTAAATTACTTGCTGATGCATCTGTAATTGATGTTGCTTCTGTTACATTAACTTCTGCAAACATTATCGCACAATTAAACAGATTATTTGACGCTATTCCAGCGACTATTAAAAACAGTCCAGAATTAGTAATTTATATGAACACAAGAGATTCTGGTTTCTACAAACAAGCGTTAGCTGCTGCTTACACTGGTTTCTATACTGAATCTCAAAAATTAACATTCTTAGGTATTCCTATCATTGAAACTGGTGGTTTGACTGCTGGTAAAATGATTGCTGCTGAGAAATCTAACTTAGTATTGATTACAGATATCTTATCTGATTTTGAAGATTTATTGATATTGCCAATGCGTTCAGTAACTGGAGCACCAGTTGTTAATATGGTACTTTCTGCTAAATGGGGTGTAGATTTCGTTTACGGTAATGAGATTGTTTACTACAACTAAAATTAATTAAACACATATAAAGGGGGTTTTTTTAAACCCCTTTATTATAACAAATAAATAACAAAAACAAAATTAAATAAAAAATAATTATGGCATTATGTGAAGCATTAATAGGTACAGACGCAAATTGTGAAAGCAATTCTGGTGGTCTATTAAAAATATATATCGCTCAATACGGTTTAATCACTAGCACAACAGAAGTTGCTGGAAGTTTATCTACGATAACTACGGCTGGTGGTGCTGCAGTATTTCACGAGTTTTCGTTTAACAGAAATACTTGTTCTTACACTGAAACTGCAAACATTTCAATTGAAAATGGTTCTCAGTTTGTTTCTCAAAGTATTAGTTTAAACCTTGCAAGAAGAGAAAAAGTGAAAAGAGGAGCAATCCAAAAATTAATGGATGGTATTCAAAAATTAGTTATTATTGTAAGAGATAGTAATGGATTATTTTGGTACTTTGGATTAACTGATGGTGTTACGGTAACTGCTGTTGAAGGTGGTTCTGGTGTAGCAAAAGGAGATGCAAACGCTTACGTTATTACGTTTTTAGGCGAAGAACCAACATTCGCACCAGAGGTTTCATCTTCAATTATTTCAGCATTGATTGTTTAATAATAAGAATAACAAAAATTTATTAAAAAGGTACTCAATATGGGTACCTTTTTTTATTTAAATAAACAAATATTATAAATTTTATATTTTAAATAAATACAAAAATGATAATAATAAACAAAGGAATGTTGAATAAGGTAGCGTTGACACTTACTGAAAAAAGTACTTTATATCCTTTTACAACATATAATTTATTTGTACTTAAAAATGAATCTAATTCTCAACAATATGTATTCACCGCAACTGATATAAGTAATTATAAAGCAAGATTTAATCTATTCAATATAAGTGAAAACTTTTTAACTGAAGATGCTTTAAATGGTATAATTAGTTTAAGTGGTAATACTTCTCAATGGAGCTACCGAATATTTGAATCATTAACACCTTATAGTGCCAATACTCTTTCTATCTCATCAACTACTGGTGTTGTTTTGGAAAGAGGAAGATTAATACTAAATGGTTTCGAACAAAATAACACTATAAATCAAATATATTTATAAAATGGGAATATTTAATTTCAGAAAAGAATTAAAAATACAAGAAAAAGAAATTGAAACTGGTGCAACAATTATTGATAATGTAATAAGATTAGCAGCTTCATCAAACTTACCAAGAATTATTGAAAATAAAAATAAAGAATGGGTTGAATATGGTAACGATAATAACTATCCAAACTTTTTGGAAACATTATTCAATTCATCACCAACACACCAAGCTATTGTTAATTCTAAAGCACTTATAACAGCTGGTGATTCAATAACCTTCAATGAAAATAAAGTAATGTTAGAACAAAACAATTTATTAAATCAGATGATTTATTTTATTGATGGTAAAATGACACTCGAAGAACTTATTCAATTAATAGCATTAGATTCTGAACTATACGGAGCATTTGCTTTACAATTAATTTGGTCAATTGATAAAACAAAAATTGTTAGTGTTGAAAGAATTTCACCTAAACATATTCGTTCTGGTAAATTTGAAGATGGCAAAATAAAAGAATATTTTTATTCTAGAAACTGGTCAGACCGCAAGGAAGAAATATCACAAATTGCAGCATTCGATACAAATGATAAAGAAAATCTTAGACAGTTACTTTATGTGCCTATTGCATTAATTACAAACGAATACTATGGTGAGGTTAGTTATTTAGCTTCGATAAACTGGATAAGTTTAGAATCGCAATGTGGTGAATATTACAAATCCCTTTTGGATAATAATTTCTCTCCTTCAATGATTGTTAAGTTTTTCAGAAAACCAGCGAATAATGAGGAAAAAGATATGATTGTTAGTGGATTAAAAGAATCATTCGGTGGTACCAAAAATGCTGGAAAAGTTATTGTTAGTTTTTCTAGTGATAAAGATAGTGCTCCCGAAATTACACCAATTGATGTATCTAATGTTGATAAACAATTCTTAGTATTATCTGACCAAATTCAATCAAAAATACTTACGGGTGGCAGAATTACAACACCAGAGCTTTTAGGTATCGCAATACCAGGTTCATTGGGTGGTGCTGATTTTGCATCACAAGTAGAAGCATTTCAAAAATTTGTTATCAGACCAACACAAAAGAAAATAGAAATTATTTTAAATAAAATATTTATTATCAATGGATTAGATATTAATATTGAAATTAAACCTTATATTTTAACAGCAAATAAAGTTGATGAAACCTCATCAATAGCTAGTCCAGTTCAATCTGAAACAGTAATTGATATTGAAGCACAAGCTAAAGCATCATTAAAAGGTTCAGTTGGTGGTGTACAAGGTATACTTTCTATCCAACAATCAGTAGCTGCTGGTACAACAGATTACCTTAGTGCTTTAGCTATTTTGGATTTAATTTACGGTATAAGTGAAATAGAAGCGAGAAGAATTTTAGGTTCACCATTAAATAACACACAAAATAATACTATAATATAATGACATTTCAATCATTTTGCACGCAAGCATATTTAAAATCATTTACACCAATCAACGGTAATGTTGACGTAAATGAATTAGATAGTCATTTGGAAGCGACTGAATTAATTTACACTAGAGAATTAATCGGAAAGAATCTTTATGACGATATCAAAACTAAATTTATAGCACAAATATTATCACCAGATGAAATCATTTTAGTTGGTTTTTTAAAGCAGCACATAGCTTATCGCACAACATATGAAGCAATACCTTTCCTTAACGTTAAAATGGTCGCTAAGGGTCCATCAAAGCTACGTGGTGAGTTTAGTGAACCAGCATCTTTGAAAGATGTTCAGTGGTTACAATCCTCATTAGGTAACAGAGCTGAATATTTTGAACAAAGAATAGTTGATTATTTATGTTTGAATGGTAATTTGTTTCCATTATATTCAACTAGTGATGATGTAACTGGTATATTACTAACAAATACAAATCAATTTGATTCAGATATTTATTTGGGTGATAATATTCACAACATTAATAATAACAGAAGATTCTTTAATTTTTAATTATGAAAACATACCTATTAACACTATATTCAAAATTGAGTTGGAAAACTTTTATGCTACCTTTTTTAGCATTTATAGCTCCCATTAAGTTCATTCTTTTACTAGTTGGAGCTTTTATAATTTTTGATACTTATTTAGGTATTAAAAAAGCTAAAAAACTTAAATTAAAAATAAGCTCAAGAGCTTTATCTGCAATTATATCAAAAATGTTATTGTATCAAACTTGTGTTATCACAGCTTATATGCTAGAGATTTACCTATTGGGTGATATAATTTCACTTTTATTTCCTTCTGTACCTTTATTATTGACAAAATTAGTTGGTCTGTCGCTCGTAGGTGTTGAGTTAGTGTCAATTTCAGAAAATTCAAAAATAATTTATGGCGTTAATTTATGGCAAAAGATGAAACAATCGTTTAGAAGAGCTTCTGATACTAGTAAAGAAGTTTCTGATATTATAAAAGAAATAAAGGAAAATATTCCAAAAAAAAAATAAAGTTTTAAATTATGATTACAACTAAACAATTAATTCAAAAATACGGTAAACCAACCCTAAACGGTGAAGATTACTTGGTTAGAATAAAATTACCCTATCCAATGAGATTAGCGTGGGATTTAAACGTTAAGGTTAATAGAATAGCTGTTCACAAAAACATCCAAGATAACTTTTTAGGTGTATTTACGGACCTTTTAGAGTGTTACGGGTATGATAGGTTGGTTGAGTTACAGATAGACGTTTTAGGAGGAACTTTTAATTTTAGAAAGATGAGAGGTGGTTCTGATTTTTCTAGACATTCTTGGGGTGTAGCAATTGATTTGGACCCAACAAGAAACTTATTAAAAGAAACAAATCGAACAGCAATATTTGCTAGACCAGAATATAAAGATATGATTGATATATTTTACAAATGGGGTTTTGTTAGTTTGGGTAGAGAGAAAAATTACGATTGGATGCATTTTGAAATTAAAAACTAATGGAAGATGATGACGAGTACTACCCAGATTTTTCAATATAATAGGTAATAAAAAAAGGAGTAACTTATAGCTACTCCTTTTCTACTAAAAAAATAAGTTATGTCAAACTTATCAACCAAAATGAAAATAAATAACTTTAATTTTAATCATTGTTATTTTTTTATTTCCATATACTAAAACAAATATACTAATAATTTATTAAAAAGCAATATTTATAAGTACTTTTTATACATTATTTTTAAAACATCATTATTTTGTTTAATAAAATTTCTGTATAATGTTTGAGTTCTCACACCAGTTGCAGTTGATAGTATTTTTGCACTATCTAATAAAAATAAAGTAACTGTATCTCTAACAATAGCAGCTTCTTCGTATTTCTCTTTTAAGAGTAGTATAATAACTATTTGAGCATTCTCTATTATCGTTGTACTTACCTCATCACTGATAGCTTCTAAATACACTTTATCGCTAATTATTTCATTTATTACTTTCATCATTGTTTCCATTTTCTTAAAGTATTTAATTATTGATTATTGTTATTATTTAATAAATTTTTTATCTTAGATTGAGTATTCATTAATTTCTGCGTAGCGTTTATAAGTTTTAATGTAATTAATAGTTGTTTAATCTCTTCAATTTCTTTTTGTTCTGGTTTCATAATTTTTAGTTTTAGTTGATTGTTATATTAATAAATATCTGGGTATTCTGAAAAATACTAGTTTATCAAAAAATAAATGTAAATAAATTAATATTACCTAGGTACACATCTAGTCCCGTAAACTCTAAGATTTGGATTAGTACAGTACCAAGTACCTCCTGCACCGTTTCTACCACCCTTATGTACTGCGTTGGTTGGTGTAACATCATTTACTGCATTTAAGTTGGGTACGGTAGCATTATATTTAATTGCGCAGCCAGTTGTATTTAATTGAGTTAAAGTTAAACCAGTATTTTGTGATACATAAGTTTGAACACATCTCATACATTTTTGATATGTACCTTGTAAGTTATTAACTAAACTACCACAAATTCTTTCATATAAAAAATTCATTGATATATTAACTATAATAGGTGGTGGTGTTGTTATAGTAGTTGTATACACTATATTTGTTTTTATTTTTGTTGATTGAAGTATTTCTAAAGGATTATTAGTTACAAAAATTCTTGCTGGTGGATTAGTAACATTATTATTAATATAAACAGTTAGTTCTTGTTTTTCCTCATTTGACATATTATACAGTAATTGAGCAATAGTTTGAATGTAATTTCCGTTTATAAGTGGTACGTTGTCTGGCACGTTGTCTGCTAAGTTGTTCATAGTTTTTAGTTTTAGTTTAATTGTTATCTAATATAAATATCAAAAAACATTAACTTATTCAAATTATTTTAATTTTATTTTCTTAACATAATTGTTAAAATATTAACAAATGGTAGGTTTAACTCCTTTAGGTATTGAAGATTGCTAACGCTTGTTGAGTATTATTATTTAAATGAATATCTTTTACGTTTTAATGATGCCTAAGGAACTTTATCTTGCTTGAAGTATGTTTATATGTAAATAGATTATTCTATACCTTAAATCAAATAAAATAAATTAAGTTGAAGTTATTATGTCATTAAATAGATTAACAAATAAATAAAAATACTACGTAGTTGAGTTATTGTTTAATTATTAGTTAATAAGATAATATATCAAATAAGATTATCTAAGAAACTATTTCTATTTAAATGAATCAATGTATTACTTTATAATTATAATCCATTAGAAGTTAAATAAAAGGTACTACGGTTAATTGAATTAGTTTGTTTTAAGTTATAAGAAAGATATAATTCAATTCAATAAATTAAAAAGAAATTCTATCAACAAATGTTATTGTATTTATAGTATTATTACTAATTTTATTTCTAATCTAATTACTAATCTAATATAAGGGGTTCAGTTACACCTACCCCCCTGTTGTAGTTACACCTACCCCCCTGTTGTAGTTACACCTACCCCCCTGTTGTAGTTACACCTA